CCGATAAATGCATATCATCCCGTTATACCTAAGTCGCCACCGATATACCATGTCGTACTCGATAACAATTTATTAACCCTTTGAAGAGAGTATTTTCCCCTACTTCTTTACGACTTTTTATTTTTAAGCGTAAGTTCTGAATTCTTCATATGCAGTATCTAATCCTACTCTTACTCATATTCGTTGCGGTAGCCATTATCGTGACGTTGTTACCTTATGTAAGCCTCGTTATAACGAGTATTAACAACGTCAACGCACGTGTTTATACACTATACAATTCAAGTGTTTACATGAGCGGTATGTGGCTAATTAACGGTAGCAAAATTCAGCAAGTCTCTACATCACCGTCAAACAAGCTCGTTATTGAGGTAGCACAAGGTTCTTACGTTTATGTTTCTAACCAGACTTGGAGCGAAATGTTATCTGATAACGGTGATAACGGACCTATATTCTCACCTTATGCGACGTTCAATCTCTCAGTTGGTTACTACAAGTTTAACATTCCTACGGAAGCTTTCGACTTTGAACAACCAGTCTACAACGTGCTGTCAAGTCTGGCGTTCTTCTTAGCTGCTGCGGTAGTGTTTATTCTCTTTATGGTTTTGTCATATAGCCGCAGAAGGTAGACGGAGTTTGTCCCGTCATTTGCCGTCTCGGTTAACGTCTTTGCAACGTAATATATTTTTTAATGCCTTCGTATACGTATATCTTGATGAAGTACAAAGAACACTCCGGGAGACTAACCGAATGGAAAAGAGAATTTGCTGAAGCGGCACATATGTGTGCCGCGAAAGTGAAAGGACTACCTAAGGGAGAGAAAGTAAGGGCATATAGGGCTTGCATGAGAGAAACATTAAAGAAGAAATAACATGTTCGGATTTACGCAAAAAGAGCCACCAATCGATATTATTGAAAGTGATGAAAACACCATAAAACTGCAAACAACAAACGGTACGGTGAACGCGAAAAGGATACTCAGCGTAAACGGTAAACACGTAGTATTCCTAGACCAATACGGGAACGTGAAAGAGGCACTCCTAAAGTGATCTTTCTTTTTATTTTTTAGTGGGGGATACCCCCACGCCCCCATTAGGGGGATACCCCCTAAGACCCCCAATGCTAATTTATTTTTTAGTTCTCTCTCCTATTTCTTCTTATGCTAACATCACTTGGTAAATTCGCCTTAGCCTTCATCATAGGCTTCACCATCATAAATACAATGATCCAGGTAGACCTAGCTTCAGTAGGTTATCCGCAAATACCGTACTTCACGCTAATTGTAAACCCTGAAGCGTTTACAGCCATTATTCACAGCACTGCGGTTACGAACATGCCGTTTGCCTTCATCCTTTATGCAATGGGATTACTCATTTTCAACGCTTTAATCAATTTCGTTGCAGGCATACCGATAGTGTTCTACGAAATGGCTGCGATTAGCGGAAATCCCGGTCTTATCGTAGGTGCGTTACTTGTTGGTGCGATGTTGCAAGCGATGGCATGGCTGTACTTACTGGAAGTGCTGGCACAGTTCTTCTTCCCGGTCTAGTTAGGGGGATACCCCCTAGTGGGGGAACACCCCCATTAGGGGGATACCCCCTAAGACCCCCAATCCTAAAGTAATTTATTTTTTAATTCATTCTCCTATTTTTTGAATATGAAAGTCTTAGTTGTGGACCTCGATAACACTCTATTCAACACTCAAGCAAGGTATAACGCGTGTTTGGCGGAACAGGGTGTTGCGTCTTTAGACTCCCTTCATGGGGAGGCTAGGAGGAAGTTCTGGGAGTGTTACCAGTCACCACGGTACATGGACTTTGATATCCCTAACAAGGACGTGTTAAGCACTGTCAAGAGAGCGAAAGAAAAGGGTTGGGTCGTAGTGTTGCTTACCGGAAGGAACGGTGAAATGCAAAGAGAGAAAACAGTTGAACAGTTGCAGAAATTCAACGTACCATATGACTACCTGATAATGAGGAACCCCGGCGATTATAGAAAAGAGGTGGAGTACAAGAGGGAAATACTTAACGGTCTGAAGGGGTTAGGGGACGTGATACTTATAGATGACAACCCGGAGGTAAGAAAGTTGATACCAAAGGCGTTCCCTCCAGACGAGAGCCCGACAATTGATGAGGCAAGGGATCAGGGTGAGCTAAACGTTATGTTTTACACCAAGTATCCACCCGTCATAACTAAGGGGGTGAACAGGATTGAAGATGAAGAAGTTTTTGATCTTGAGTAGTTTATTTCTGCTCCTCATACCCTTAGGAGTGCAAGCAGTGCAGTCTTTTCTAACGTTTTACGTTAATGTTATGGACTACGGCACAGTGCTCATGTTGCAGAACCAGAGTAACGTGTTGACACTTTATGAGATCCCCTCCTCCTTCTCCTCAGTCCCTTCATTTCAAGGAGTGCAGACTACAGGCAAGGCGTTGGAGGCTATTGAAAACGTTACGCTGAAGAGCGGTGAAGTGGCACTCGTACATGAGTACGGAGTATCGGGCTTTTCGACAGGAAACTTCCTTTACCAACAAGTGAACGTACCAGGAATTGTAACACACTCAAATTCCACCACATCTTATTATTCATCTGCCACCATGTCTGTAACACCAGACCAAGGTTACCAGTTACAGTTCACTCCGTGGTTTGGCTTTCAAAACCAGCCCGTGGATAGTGTCGAGTCTACAGCCTGGAAAGTGTTACCTTACTGGCAAAACGGCGAACTGGTGGTGAACAGCACTGGAGCAAGTACTTATGGTCAGTACGTTGCTTGGAAATATTCGCCGATAAGTAACACCATCAATATCACCATTCACATAACGTCGTTTCCAGTACAAAGTAATAACCCTGGTATTGTTATCGCATCACCTACCGTAGGAGACCAAACAAACATTGCTAATAGTGGTTTTTACGCGTTGATAGTTGACTTCTATGACAACAAGATAGGGTTACATCCTCCAACATCTGGTATCACAATACTTGACTCTTCTTTACCTCAACCTAACCCCAACTATCCCTTTACCTTCAGCGTCATCTTGACTGAGAACAGTGCTGATAACGTTACAGTGCAGAGCGTATATATTAACGGCACAGCATACTCCGTAAATGTAAACACGCCTTTCCCGTGGAGCCAGATAGGCTACGTGGGGATATCATCCGATATGGGTAACTTATTCTACGTTTCCTACTTCGGCGTCTCTCCTTCTCCTTACTACAATGCTGAACAGTTCGTGAAAAACGTGGAGTCTACATCATGGAAAGTGTTACCTTACTGGCAAAACGGCGAACTGGTGGTGAACAGCACTGGAGTAGATTCTCAGTATATTGCTTGGAGATATTCTCCAATGTCAAATACCATAAACATCACCATCCGCGTGGTACAGTTCCCAGTAGTTTATGGAGGCACCTACCCTGGTATTATCGTCTACTCACCTAACGTAGGAGACCAACCAGGAGACCAACAATCGGAGTCCAAGGTTGGTTTTTATGCGTTAATAATTTCCTTCTACGGCAACACGATATGGTTCCATTCTCCAACATCTGGTTATGCACAACTTTACTCTTCTTTGCCTCAGCCCAACCCCAACTATCCGTTCACTTTCAGTGTGATACTTACGGAGAATTCAGCGGGTAACGTTACAGTGCAGAGCGTATATATTAACGGCACGGCATACTCCGTAAATGTAAACACTCCTTTCCCGTGGTCACAGATAGGCTACATAGGGATAAGAGGCGATACCAATGACTTATTCTACGTTTCCTACTTCGGCGTATCTCCTTTCCAGTACGGTACAGTCAAATACACGGTTAACTCAGTCTCATTACCTTCAATGCCCGATACTTCTTCAGCCACCGTTTTGATTTCTCAGCTCTCTAACGGCTCTTACGCCCTCCTCGGCGTGTACAACGGGACGTGGCATGAGCTTAACCTACCGTTTACCAACCCCAGCGGAAAGTTCACAATCACGTTCAACCCAGTGGGACCAGTGAACATAACGTTAAAGTCATCAAACGTCTTATCTTACGGTGCTTTGTTCTCTCCCGGTAATGGTGTGTTGTTGGAGGCTCAAAACGTTATACCCCCGTCAAACCCGACTAATTGGGCACCGTTAGCCTATGTCGGCACTAACGGAGAAGTAGGAGGAGGTTATGCCCACGACCCACCTCAGTTTACTCCAGCTACACTCAACAGCATAAATTACTATCAGGGTGGGTCGATAGTCTCAACAGACTGGGGTACCACGAACTTCACATATTATGCTGTCTCAGTAGGACAAAATTTAGGTCAACCACCTGCGAATTACGTTACTGTTGGTACAGGTTTCACATCGAGTTGGGCTAACGCACCCTCCGGCTATTACTCCTTCCAAAACGGGTTCATTGACATGGCATACATAGAAAATAACAGTATTGCGACGTCACAGACCCCACCGTCAACCTCTTCGATGTTGTTCTTCTTCGACCCAACATACATCACACAACAAGGTCAGTACATGAACCCCTTCACGAATCAGACCTACCAGCTGACCGGCTCCCTAACGAGAGCGGTTAACGACCTCGGTGTTATAACGTTCCTCGATCCAAAAGTCACGAACCCCGTGGTTTACATCCCGCCGTTCACTGAGGTAATCGTGAGGAACTCTACTAACTCACAGATATTCATAAATTACGAGACGTTCCCCTACCAGACTACAACGTTATCACCGGGCAATTACCAGTTCACGGTCATCCTACTTTACACAGCGTACTCATTCGTGTTAATAAACTGGCAAGGCTGGAATGTAACTATTTATGAGAACGGACAACCGATGATAATAAACGACCCGGTGACACAACAAATACAGCCCTTCGATACACAGGGACTCCTATCCGCACAAGTTGTAGCAAATCCCAACACGAAAGTATTGACCATTTACCTTCAGCCCCTCTCCTCCGGCGTAGGTTCTTATTCACCTAAGGAAATAGGGTTCCCGAAACCAGAACCGCAATTAATACTTCCACTGTCACAACAAACTCCGTTCAGTTTGTCAACGCTTACGGTAAGCGGTATAGTTACAGTGGCAATGGTTTTAGGAGTTGTCATTGCGTTAGCAAGGGCTAACCAAGATCTGTTAGGAAGTATAGCCGCAGGAGGTGCCGTAGTCGCTGTAGTAGGGATCATAATACACCTCATACCGGTGGTCTTTATAGGGTCGGTTCTAGTTATAATATCAACGACGTACAGATTCGCAAGGAGGAGCAGTCAGTCATGAGGTTCATCAGTTACGTCCTCTTAATATTTATAATAGGTATTATAGCGGCAGTTCTCAACCTCATCGAAGGTATATATTACGGTCTTGCGGTGCCAACGCTCAGTAACGTCAAGATAGACAACGTAAGTGTGAAAATGCCCAGTAACCCTATACCGTTCGCCAATAATATCGTTGACGTCCTAATACTGCTGATAGGCATGCTCATTCTCATGATATTGATATACATCGTAAAGATATTGAGGGAGAGTAGCCCTTACGGACCGTGATTAGAGGGGTACCATCCAAGTGGGAGAAACTTAAAGACCCTTCAAATACCCCCAGTGGGGGATATTCCCACACCCCCTAATGGGGGATACCCTCGCACCCCCAATCCTAATTTATTTTTTAACTCATTCTCCTACTTCTTCTTATGAAAAGGCTGTTATTACTGCTTTTAGTCCCTCTTATGGCATCTCTGTTAGTATTCGCAACAACAGGAGGAGCTGTTTTAGACTGGTCTGACGGTAGTGCCGTTGTAACGATACAACCGCTTTCGGAGACAGTTATAGACGGTTACGTCGTTAATGCGTTTTATAACGGCTCTAATCAAGTAGTCCTCTTAGCTGAACCCTACTACCAAGGTCAGAACTTACAACAAGTTACGTTCTCTCTTTACGATTATTACACGCATC